AAGAATCTTGGCGTAATGAGATGGATGAGTACAAACAGATGCAGTTTGATTATCAGATGGCTATGTTACAAGACGAACGAGAAGCTATGAAAGAACAAAGACAAGCTGATATACAACGCAAAGAAGCAGAGCTTAAGCAGGCAGAACAAGTCAACAATGTTAAGCAACATGTAATGACGCAGTATAAAGTTGATGAAAATGTTGCTAATGATTTTGTTAGAGTAATGTCTGACCCTAACTCTATTAGCCTAGATAACCTATGGAAATTATATTCCACAGATAAAGGATACAGCTCCCCAGCACAACCTGCAGTCCCTTCAAAAGAGTTTCAGCAGGTTCAAAGGGCACAGCAAGTTCCTCCATCTATGGGGGTAATGCCCTCTCAAAATAGACAAAACGAGGGTTCTATAGAAGATAAAATCATGGACAGTATGATTACTGACTATGGGAAGCAGAACCCATTTGATTAACTAGGAAACTATGGAGTAAATTATGGCAAACGTATTTAGTATCACCTCTGGTGGTGGAATGCAGTCATCAAGTATTGATCATTCTAGAAGAATGTTCAACTTTGGTGAGAGAGTTGCTGAACTCGCTCCTAAACAGTCTCCATTCTTTACATATTTGTCTAAAGTTGCAAAGAAACCAACTGACGATCCTGTTTTTAAATTTTTAGAACAGCGTCATCAGTGGCAGAGAAGAAATTTTGAAGCTAGAGCAGCTAAAACAACTGCTGCTTATTCTAGTGGATGGAATCTAACCAATCTGCAGGTTGATTGCTTATATGACAAGTATGGACGTGTTGTAACCACTGCGGTTCAACCTAACTTCTTATTAAATGGACAGATTATTGCAGTTGAAGGTGAATATGATGCAAACGGTTCTGATGCTGGTGCAGGTTCAGAAACTGCTGCTGTTGCATACTATAAGATTAGTGCTGACCCAGACTTGACAGCTAACGCTGCTTACGTAGAAGTAGATGCTACTTTTATTAAAGCAGTTTATAAGCCAGATGGTACAAACGCTGGTGCAATAGCTCCTGCTGATGCTTCTAAATTTATCATTCGTGATAATGGTAAAGGGCAAGTAGTAGGTTCTGCATTTGCTGAAGGTTCAACTGATCCAGAAGGATGGAAAGATGAGTTCTACGATAGAGAAGGTTATTGTCAAATTTTTAAGACAGCTATCTCTTTATTTAGTGGAACTTCATTAGCTACACGCTATCGTGGTGTGTCTAATGAATACAAGCGAGTATGGCAAACTAAATTAATGGAACACAAAATGGACTTGGAACACGCAATGATGTTCGGAGTGGGTTCAGACGATTCAACAACAACAGGGCCAGTAAGACGCTCTTGGGGTATTATCCCTTACACCGAAGCTTATGGAAAGATTAAAACCTTTCAGTATTCTTCATCGTCTTATGATGACTTTATTGATGCAATGGAAGATGTCTTCTCACCTGAATCAGGAAATAGCGGTAACAAGTTAGTTCTTGCCTCACGTAGAGTGTTAAGCTACTTTAATAAGCTTGGCGGAAATTCTTTCTTAGGAAACACAATGGCACTTGGACATACTGCTACAAGTAGTGGTGGTTCAAATGGTTATTCTTTAGATATTCAAAACATTAAAGGTTCATTTGGCCACTTGGTCACTAAGGTAAATACCCTATATGGTGATTTACATTTAGTTGAATCTCCATTGTTGAGAGGTATCTGGGAAGACTACGCTATAATGATTGATCTTAAGAACGTAGCTTACCGTCCATTAGCTGCTAATGGTGTATCTCGTGATACGCAAATTATCACTAATGTACAGAACAACAATGTTGATGGAAGAAAAGATATCGTATTGACCGAAGCAGGTCTTGAAATATCTTTACCTGAAACTCATACCTTGTTAAAGTTCTCGTAATTCAGTAATTTAGAGGGGGTCATTATTGGCCCCCTTTACTGGAGGGTAATATGAAAATAGTGACAAGTAATGATATTGGTGGTACTTGGCAATCTGGAAAAAAAGAAAACAACAACAATAACAGAAGGCAACAAAACACCAATACAAAAACAAAAAAGGCTAAGAAAAAATAATGGCATTTGTAGATGAAGTAGGATATTATGCTGGAAGTACTAGTGGTAAAACAGCTGAGGTTTCAAAGTTTCTAGCCAATGGTGTACAATGGGTTATTAATCAAATAGAAAAAACTAACCCAGATATGTTACCTTTATTTGCGTCTTTGCAAACATTAAATGATGGCGTTAGAACATTAACTTTAGGTACTAATGCAAAAATTATAGATGTAATAAGAAGAAACGGTAACGCATCAACTGGTGAAGAGCTAAAATGTAGCCCAATAAATGCAGCTTTTAGAAGTAATGCTAAAAATGTAGATAGCATTTATTACGCAAGTAAAAATTCACCAGTTTATTATATTGACAATGCGGTTCTCAATATACTTCCTATTCCAAATAACGATGAAATAGCAAAAATAAGTATAGTGCTGCCAGATACGTCAGTAGCTCATAATGATAGTGCTATAGACAATTTTCCTTCTGAATTATATCATGCAGTAGTTTTGTATGCAGCTGGTCAATTAATTTATAACAAAATGTCAGCTACTAATGCTAAGCTTCCAACTGATCTAGATGCTGATACTACTGTTTTTGACGCAATAACTGATTTGTCAGGTACTGTTTCTGTGTCTACAAGCTTGCCTAGTTGGTCTACTAGTAAGAGTTTGCCAGGTAGTATTACTTTAGCATCAAACCTACCTTCTGACTTTAGCGTAAGTACAAATCTGCCTACTCTTAATATTCAAAGCTCTTTAAATTCTGAATACATAGATGCATTAGCTTCTGCAAAAAATCTTATAGATGTTGACATGACAGACGATGATGGAGCCGTTGCTCAATCAGCTACATATTGGCTAAACGATGAAGATGAGGACATGGTTCAGTCTACCTTAAACACTGCAGCACAAGAGTTACAAAGAGCTTCTAGTTATCTTGCAAAGTTTCAAGCTGATATTAACAAAGAAGTTCAACAGTTTACAGCTGACATGCAAGAATATCAAGCTGAGATACAAGAAGAGCAGGCTAAAGCAAATGCAGCAGCTCAAAAAGTTAATACTGAAATATCATCTGATTCTACAATAGCCCAAACAGATGTAGCCATATATCAAGCTGAGCTACAGAAAGAACAAAATAGATTTAATGCTGAAATTACTAAATACACAACAGAGCTAAACAAGGTAATACAAACATTGGACTACGAACTTCAAGAATTTAACGCTAACGTGCAAAAAAAGATTAGTCTGTATACAACAGTTATTGGTAAATTAACTACAGACTATAACTGGTTACAGGGACAATATCAAATTGTCAAATCAGAGTTAGCTGAGTTTATGGCACCTTACACAACATCTGGTGTTCTAGACTCAACTGTAGAAGGAGTTAAGCGATGAAACTTAAAGAAATGGTTGAACTAGTCCAACAACATCATCCTGATTTAGGAGTGACGGAAATAGTAAAAATGCTTAACATAGCTCAAGAAGAATACAGTCAAAGGACAAGAATGCTCGAAAGAGCTACTCAGTTTGATTTAGATGGTAATAACTCGCAGAGATATTATGCATTAGATGAATCAATTCTTGAAATAAAGTCTGTTGATATGGAAGGAGCTGATGGCTCAACTGACCATGTTAATATACCTAAATTAGTAGGTAGACCAGTAAGAAGGGATTTAACATAATGGCTGGAACATACGTAGATACTTTTAGCAAAAGATACGCAACTCATAAATGGGTATGGTGGACAGAAAGAGATGCTATTGGTATTGCTAAGTATGACCCTGTTGCAGAAAAGTTTTATTCTCCATCTGCTGATCAACATGGTAAAAAGATAACTCTTTTTTATTATAAGAAAGCTACTAGTTTTACAGAACCTTCGTCTAATAGTTTTTCATGGACTGCTACTAGTGATTTTCCAGGACAATTTCATGATTATATAGTTTCTAAAGCTATAGCACTTGGCTATGAAAAGAAACCTGACCAGATACCACTTGCTCAATACTTTCATGAAAAGTTTGAAAAAGGCGTTAGAGAAGGTAGAAACTATGCGTACAGAGCAAGAGCAGGAACAGTTAAGTATATTAAACCCGTAGATTTTTAGGAGTTATTATGGATTTTTTACAAGGATTATTAGGTAAAATAAAAGCAGCCCCAGGTGCAATAGCAGGTGGTATTGGTAGCAGAGTTAGAGATTTTAAAGCAGATAGAGCTGAAGATAAGTTTATGGATAGACAAAACGAAGCTCCTATAGGGGTAGCATCACCAGAAAGAGCAGCAGCAACAGACTTGACAGGGCAGAAAGCTAGAGGAATGGCTTTTAACTCATTAATGGATAAAATGCAAAACTTGGACACATCTGATTCTAAATCAGTTATGGATATCCAAAAAATGTTAAACATGGCTGGAATTACAGATATGGAAGGAAACGCTTTAGCTGAAGATGGTATGATGGGTGCAAAAACTTTATCAGCTTTAAGAGGTGCACAAAAATTTAGAGATGAAATGGTTAGACCTGAGTTTGAAGGAACTCTATATGACGCTGGAGGAACAAAAGGTATTAATCCTATGGGCCCAGGTGGTAGGCTAGGTGCCTACAAGCCACCTAGAGGTCAAGGCGGAAGGATGTATTAGTGGGAATAAATACCAGAGCATTTGATTGGTCAGTTAATAATTTTGGTTTAGCTGAGTGGGATGATATATCTTTTAGTTTTAACGAGCTAACAGATGGTCAGCATTTTAATTCATATACTGCTGATAATTTTACCCCACAAGATGCACCAGATGATTTTAGCTATACTGCAGCAACTAGACCTGCAGCCCCAACGTTAAGTGGTGTAAGCAATATATCTGCACCTACTTATTCAGCAATAGTAGTAGGCTCTGAAAACTTTACAGATACAAGTATTGCATCTGTAACATTTAACGAAGTAGTTATATCTGGAGAACATTAATGGCAGGTACATTATCAGCTCCAAATAAAATTAAAGATGTATATACTAAGCTTGTCTTTAAAAAAGATGATGGTAATTTATACATAGACAACGGAAGTGCAGATCAATTAATACAGAATCTGCCAATACAAGGAGTTACCACAGGTACAACAGCTCCAACTTCTGGTGTCAGTGAAGGTGACCTTCATTATGATTCAGATAACGATGTGTTCTACGTTAGAGATGAGGATTCTTGGAATGAGGTACTTGTTGCAGGACAATCAGCTCTTAATGGTGGAACTTTTACTTAATAGGAGATAAGCATGGCTAATACCATTCAGATAAAACGCCATAGTAGCAATACTGATACAAGTGCACCTAGCTCTTTGCTGAGTGGTGAACTTGCATTAAGTCAAGCTGGTAAAAAACTGTATGTAGGCCGTCATAACAATAGCAGTGTTGAGGTATTTCATTTACCCACCTTACAAGATATTACTTATGGTAATGGTGTAACTGGAACAGTAGCTTCAGGTAGTGATGATAATTCAGTAACAGTAGCAGTAGATGTAACTGACTCTAATATATTTGGTAGTACAAGTGCTAAAGGTATAGCTCAGTTTAATTCAGATAATTTTGCTGTAACTTCTGGAGTAGTTACTATTAAAGACAATGGTGTAATACTTGGTACAGAAACAACTGGTAGCTATGTAGCTAGTTTAGTTGCTGGTGCTGGTATCGCACTATCAAACAACTCAGGAGAAGGTGCTACCCCTACCGTTGCTATTGATACAAGTTCTAGTCCAACAGTTGCTGGTGTAACAGCTGGTAATGTCAAGGTTGGTGTTACTGCTGATGGTGAAATAGATACATCTAGCGGAAACCTTGTAATAGATTCTGCAGGTGGTACTGTACAAGTTGATGATAACTTGACGGTTACAGGAAACTTAACAGTTAACGGAACTACAACGACGGTTAATTCGACAACAATAACAATAGATGATCCAATTATGACTTTGGGTGGAGATTCTGCCCCAGGTTCAGATG